GGAGCACCTGCAGTTCCGCGCTCGCCGCAACCCGCAGTACTACGTGGACTTCATCGAGGAGTTCTCGCGGGCGATCGCGAGCAACGGCTAAGGCCGGACGCTCACCCTCACCAACAACAATGAGCCTACCAAGCCGCTCGGTCCTTCGTGACCGGGCGCGCTTCGGCATGGCCGGAGAACTAAATGAGCAACCTTCGCGACTCCAACATTCTGCAAGACTTCACCGTCTGGATCGACGGTGTCGGCAAGATCGGCGAAGCGCCGAACTTCCAGCCGCCCGAGATCAACATGTCCATCGAAGAGTTCCGCGGTGGCGGCATGGACGGCACGGTCGAAATCCCCTTCGGCATCGAGAAGATCGAGTTCGATTTCACGCTTCATACGTGGGACGAGCAGATCTGGACGAAGCTCGGCTACGGCCCGGGTTCGCTCGACGTGCCGATCACGTTCCGTGGCTACCTGCTCTCCCCGGGCGGCGGCGAGAAGGGCGTGATGATCACCACGTTCTGTCTGGTGAAGGCGATCAAGACCTCCAAGGCGGAAGCCGGCAAGAAGGTCGAGATGACGATCAACGTCGTCGCCAACTACTACCAGCACGTTGTCGAGGGCAACACCGTTGCCGAAATCGACGTGTTCAACAAGGTCACCATGATCGGTGGCGTTGATAAGAGCGCCAGCGCTCGCCGGATCCTCGGCTTCACCTACTAAGGTCAGCCAGGCTCCCAACTACGAGGCCCCGTCAACCCGGCGGGGCCTTTTTCTTTTTTCGAAATAGGTGTGCAAACCAATGACGACCGAAATCAAGACCGAAATCTTCACGCTCTCCCAGCCCTTCGAGTACCGCGGCGCGACGTACTCCGAGATGAAGGCTCGCCGCCCCAAGGTGCGCGACCTCCGCAACTTCATCAAGGGCATGGAGAAGGACGCCATCGCCGCGATGGAGAAGGTTCTGTCCGACCTGTGCGAGGTCGACGAGAAGGTGATCTCCGAGATGGACATCGAAGACTTCGCGCCCATGAAGAAGTGGTTCGAAGATTTTTTGAAGCCCATGGCGAGCGAGTAAGCAACATCATCGTCGATGCATTCCCGATCTTCGAGCGTTTCGGATGGACGCTCGAAGACGTGGATCGCATGGACTTCGATGACTTCATGCTCGTCGCTGACGGCGTCCAAGCACTGAACACACGAGACGCTGAAGCGCTCAAGAATGCCCAGGGCGGGAGATAGCCCTGGGTCTTTTCATTTGGATCTCTAGGGAGCTGGGATGTCTGACGAACACTTGAAGGTCATAGCCGAGCTGGAGCTTCGCGCCAGCGGTTCGGCGACCATCGCAGCTCTGCAAGCAAAGATTAAGGCGCTCAAGGACCAGATCAACAAGTCCTTCGCGCCCAACGCGATCCAGGACAGGATCATCTCCCCCAAGATCATGAAGGATCTTCAGGGGACCGGTAAGGCCATCAACGGCCTGACCAAGAAATACACCGACATGGCGAAAGAGGCCCGTGAACTGGGCCAGATGAACGCCCGTGTCTGGGACGGCATGCGCCGTGACATCGAAAAGACCCAGAAGCTGTGGCGAAAGTCCAGCGGCGAAGACAAGCGGCGGTACGCCGACGACCTGAAGGAAAAGGTCAAGTACGCGCAGGCCTATCGCTCGATCTACAACAGGGAGCATCAGGCCTATCTTCGCTCCGTAGCGGCCAGGGACAAGGCTGAGAGCGCTCTGACGCTCGCCAGATTCCGGCAGCAGGAGAGGCTGGATCGTCAGGCCCGCGCATCAGCGCTGCGGTCGCGAGCGGCCTTCACCCGTTCTCTGCAGAACGTTGCCGGCTCGGTGCGAAGCGGAGGCTATCAGGCCGCGCTCGTGGGCGGCGCCCTCGCGTACGGCGGCGGCCGGGCGGTCTCGTCCTCGATCCGGTCGGCAACCGACATGGACCGTGCTGAGGCGAACGCTCGCATCAACATGGACGAGAAGCAGATCGCGGGCGGCTTCGGCGGCTTGCGGAGCCGCATCCTTCCGAAGGCCGTTCAGCTGGGTCAAGACCCGGCTCGCTACATGCAGACCGTCGTCGAAGCTGCCAAGGCCGGCGTTCCGGAAAGCATGGCCGAAGCCACTGGTGAGATGGTCACCATGCTCGCCAAGACGTTTGGCGTCGAGGTCGATCAGGCCATGGACGGCATGGGCTACGCCATCGCGCAGGAGCACGGTGCAGGGCGACTGAAGGATATGACCGGCGTCCGCCGGCTCGGCAACATCGCCGCCTTCCTCTCGGCCAAGACCGCCGCGCGTCCCGATCAGATGTTCTCGTTCCTCCGCACCGGTATGGGTTCTGGTGCGATGCTGGGTATGAACCAGCAGTCGACTCTGGCCTTCGGCGCGTCGGCCATCCAGGCCGGTGCTCAGGGTCAGCAGGCAGCCCGATTCCTTGGCAGCCTCGGTACCAATCTGGCCGAGCTGACGATGGAAGCGGACAAGATCACCAAGAAGCATCACCGCTCCAAGGAAGACAACCTCTTCATGGGCCTGCCCGGTCAGCTGGGCTATGGCTCGTATCAGGACATCGAAGCGCGGATCAAGAAGAACCCGAACACGGCAATCTTCGACCTGATCAAGTCGTTCGGCAAGATCAAGGAGCCGCTCGACCGCAAGAAGGCGATGTCGCAGATCTTCGGCGAGGACTTCTCGCGCTTCCTGGCGAACATGATCGCGTCGCCTGACATGTTGAAGCGCACGCAGGAGCTGGCAGAGGAAGCCGCAAACCAGAAGGAAGGCAACGACTTCATCAGCGAGGCTTGGAGCGAATACGCCAAGAGCCTTGAGTTCCTGATGGATCGCATCAGCGCCGTGTGGAAGGTCGTCAAGACCGAACTCGGCGACACGATGAAGCCGTTCGTGGAGCAGCTCAGCCAGTACGTCACTGACTGGTACAACGCTGTCAAGACTGGCGGACTCAAGGAGAAGTTCAAGGCCATCCTGGATGGTCTCACCGAGGGCTTCCTCGGCAAGAAGGGCACGTTCCGTGACCTGCTTGAGAACATCTTCGGCAAGCCCGGTGAGGGCAGCGCAGGAAACACCGACAACTACTTCAAGTTCGCTCGCGGCTTCGCGGCCGGTCTGCGAGAGGTTGCCTCCACGATCGGCGACATCTTCACGACCCTGTCGAAGTACTTCGGCGGCGGCTCGGATGCGGAAGCACTCGGAAAGTTCACCGCCAAGATCGTCGCCCTGGTGGCTGCGCTCACGGCACTGTCTCCGGTTATCTCGGTCTTCTCGACCTTGGTTACCCTCGTGGCAGGCCTGGCTGCGATCCTCGGAGGTCCCGCGACCATGGCTCTCGCAGCCACGGCCATGAACGACGTCGGAACGTCTGACACCTCTCGCAAGATGAGGAAGCCGGACGGCACAATGGAAACGACCAGCGAGTGGCGCGCTCGCCAGAGCACAGCCAAGAACAAGCTGTACCACAAGCAGTCCGGCTCGGGCTTCAACCCCTCAGACGTTCACCCGATGAACTATCTGGGCGAGAAGCTCGACAAGTTCGGCGGAAAGATCGAACGGGCCAGCCTCATGAGCACTGACATCAGTGCCATGCGGCGCGGCGGCGGGCTCAGCAACGCCTACGCAGGCGCCGGCTCATCCGGTGGCGGCGGAAGCGCTGGCGGCGGCATGGGTCGACTCCTCAGTGGAGTCGGCACTCCCGATGCTCTGATCAACGGCGCCACGCCTGGCGGCCTGCTCCCCAACTTCGGCGTTGGTTCTGGCGGCATCATCAGGCGCGGCGGCAAGGTCGGCATGGGATACAGCAGCCCCGACGTTGGGACCAGCGTTCCGTCTGGCGGGCCTGCCGACATGAGTGTCGGCGAGGGTCTCAGCGGCAACGCCTTCCTTCAGGCTCGTCGTGGTAAATTCGCGGAGGAGCTGCAGAACGATCCGAACCTTCGCCTGCATCTCGCGGCCATGCAAATGACCGAGGGTGCGAGCCGTGGCGGAACGATCGAAAGCCTCATGAACCGCTCGGATATGCAAGGCAAGTCGATGCGATCGATGCTCGGCTACTCGGCTGATGGCAGGATCAATCCGAAGAGCTTCTACGGTCCCATCCGTCGAGGCGAACTTGGACCTGCGATCGAGCAGCTGAAGCGCGACCCGAAGCTCTTTGCGAAGTACGACGCCTACACGCAGCGTGCTCTCGCGGGAAGCCATGTCATTGGTGGTTACACCGACCAAGGTCTGCCGACCGATCCCAACGGATCGGCGCGCACCGGCATCCCGGGGCTCCGGCTCCGCGACCCGAAGACCGGAAAGATCGACGGCAACGAGTTCACCGACTGGGCAGGCGCAGGCCGTCAGAAGGCGATCAACTTCCGTAAGTTCCTGGAGAACGGTATCGCCGGCAGCGGAGACTCGCCGGTCAACAAGGTTCCGTCGCCGGCCGAGTCGATCAGGAACGTTCCTGCTGCTCCCATGTCTGGCGTCCCGATGAAGGGTGACTTTGGTGGCGGCGGTCGCGGCTCTGTCGCGATCCACATCAATGGCAACAGCCACGATCCGGAAGCTCTGGCCAACCTGGTCCAGCGCCGCGTCGACGAGGGAATGAACTGGCGCGCTCACGACAGCGAGTCCGAATACACCTAAGAAACAGCTCGGCCCTACGGGGCCGGGCTCTCCTTCAACAACTGAGAGGCACCCATGGCATTCATGCTGCTGGGGCTTGCCCCGGTCCTGAACAAAGGGGAGACGCCTGCCAAGGACGGCAGCGACATGATCCTCTTCTACGTTCCTCTTCCGAACCACGAGACCCCGAACTTCGAGACGATCCAACGCGACCACCAGTTCACCTGGGTGTCGAACGATCGTCTCTCGCGCGATCCCGCGATGCAGTTCGTCGGACCTGGCGAAGAGAACGTCTCGATCGACGGCAAGATGTACCCCTATCACTTCGGCGGTCTCGACACGATTGCGCGTCTGCGCGCGGCCGGCAAACGAGGCAAGCCGATGCAGATGGTGCGGTTCTATCCCCTGCAAAATCCTGCCGGATACGCGGCCGAGTTCGTCGGAAACTACGCGCTCAAGCGCGTGCGCACCGTCGAGCAGAAGATCGGCGCGATCGGCATCGCCCACAAGATCGACTTCACCGTTGAGCTGACGAAGTACGGGGATGACCTGTACACGGGCGGCGTGGTGATCCCTGAAGACTCGACGCCCAGGGTCGTCGACAACTCGAAGCTCGGTGAGGCCTGATGTCCACCTATGTCACCAAGCTTTTCGATCGGCTCGATCGCATCTGCTACTCGCGGTACGGCAACTCGTCGAACCAGATCGTGGAGTGGGTGATCGAGCAGAACCCAGGCATCGAGCTCTACGGCATCGTGCTGCCGTTGGGCATCACCATCAACCTTCCAGACGCTCCGAAGAAGCTCGACGCACCTCCGGTGCTCAAGCAGGTCTTCCTCTGGAAATAACTCTCTCCTGACGAGCATGTCTCGCCAGACAGGTCGCCCTTCGGGGCGGCCTTTTTCTTTTGTGCGGAGTGAATATGGCCACCGGCTACACGCCGATTTATCGGATCATGAAGGGCGGCATCGATATCACGGGCAACTTCAACGACCGATGCACCCAAATCAAAGTTGAGCTGATCGCTGGCGGCGGCGAAGGCGACAACTGCACCATCACCTTGGACGACCGTGACTGGGCAATTCAGGCGGTCGATCCTGGTGATCAGATCGGGCTTTATCTCGGCTACAAAGAGATCGGTCTCGCCTATCTCGGCACCTACAATCTCATCGACGTCACCTGGAAGGGTAAGCCCCGCAGCGTCCAGCTGACCGGCACGTCGACCAAGTTCGCCGATCTCAACAAGACGCCGACCACGACCGAATACATCAACATGACGGTCGGAGACATCCTCAAGAGCATGGGCAAGGACACCGACGTCCTGACCGCCATCTCCGGCAACCTGGCCAATCAGGAAGTCACCACCAAAAACCAGATCACCAGCAACTACCACTTGATCCACGAGCTGGAGCGCCGCTACGGCGCCGTCGCGAAGGTCGTGGACGGAAAGCTGATGTTCGTTCCGCGGGACTCGCTGCAGAGCGCCAACGGAACGGACATCCCAACGCTGGTCTTGAAACCGGAGCACTTCGGCGACTGGTCGGTTCGCTACTCACAGCGCAACGACTACAGCGGCGTGAAGGCGTTCTGGTGGGATGAGCACGACAAGGTCCGCAAATGGGTCCAGTCTGGCGTCCAGGCGTTTGGCAGCGGATCAGGCGGCGAGTTTCCGATCGGCGATTGGTTCAAGTCTGCCGGCGAAGCGCAAGCGGCGGCCGACTCCAAGATGCAGGCCTTCAACCGAGCCTCGGTCGAGGCGACGTTCGATCTTGCGAAGGGCGATCCGTGGATCCGCGACACTCAGGCCATCGCGGTCGAAGGAATGCGGGACCGTATCAACGGCTCGTACATCGTGAACCGCGCGATCCACACGTACATCAAGAGCACCGGTATCCGCACCACGCTGGAATGCCGAGCGCCTGGCAACGGCGTCGATGTCAGCGACCGCGCTGACGACCTGCTGCTGTCACCTCTCCCGGGAGAACCCATGGGCACCGTGCTGCCAGAGAAGTGGAACTTCCCGGACGACCTCTAACGAAAGACCCCACCATGTTCAGTAAGGAAATTGTCGACGCCATCGTGGCGGCGGCGAACGAGAACGGCTGGCCGGCGTCCGCGCTGCTCGCCGTTGTCGAATGCGAGACTTCGGGGAAGCCGTTCGAACAGGACAACCACACCCCGTCGCTGCTCTTCGAGCGGCACAAGTTTTATTCCGAGCTTCAGTCGCACAAGCCGCTGAAGCTGAAGGACGCCATCAAGGCGGGCCTCGCCATCCCGAAGTGGAGCCGGAATACCCAGTACAAGGACCAGGGCACCTCGGCCGGTCGATTGAATGTCATCGCAAAAGCGAGGCAGATCGACGAGGAAGTCGCCAACAGAGCGGCGTCCTGGGGCCTTGGCCAGACCATGGGCTTCAATGCCGAACGCCTGCACTACGACAACGCCACCGCCATGGTGGACGAGTTGTCGAAGGGCATCGCCGAGCAGATCGACGCCCTCGTCCGGGAGATCAAGACCAGCAAGCTGGATCGTTTCCTGAAAGCCAAGGACTTCGCTTCGTTCGCCCGCGGCTACAACGGCGCCGGCTACAAGCAGAACAACTACGACGTCCGGATGCGCAACGCAGACGCTGTCTGGGCTCGCCGCCTGGTCAACGGCTTCGAAGCCAAGCCGGGCAAGACCATCACGCTGGTCTACCAGAGCAAGCTCAAGGAGCTGGGTTACCCGATCGGCAAGATCGACGGTGACTGGGGCGACCTGACCACGGGCGCCACGTCCGCGTTCCAGCGCAAGGAAGGCCTGAAGATCACGGGCCATCCGAACGACGAAACGACCGAGCACCTCGACAGCGTCGGCTCCGAGCAGGCCCGCCAGCCCGCGCCGGAGCGCCAGACCGCGACCGTCGACGACCTCCGCGCCGCTGGCTCCCAGACGGTAGAGGCTGCCGACAAGGGCTCGCTGGTGTCGAAGGTTCTGGTTGGTGCTGGCGCCCTCGGCGGCGCGCAGCAGACCGGCATCCTCGATCAGGCCCAGGACATGGTCGGCCACGCGCAGACCGCCAAGGCCATCCTCGACTCCGTCAAAGACCTCGCCTCCGGCCTCGCGCCGTACTGGTGGGTCGGCGTGATCGTGGTCGGCTTCGTCATGTGGCGGCTCTACGGCGACGTGATCAAGCGTCGCCTCGAAGATCACCAGACAGGAGTTCACCTTGGATAAGGCCATCGAAAAGGCCAGGGCATTCTTCGCGACCACGGCAGGCAGGGCACTTGTTGCCCTGTCCATCCTGGCGGCGATCATCGCCTACGCCCATCACCGCGGAGTCGTCTCGACCTCCGCAAAGTTCACCGCGCAGGTGGAGCAGCTGAAGCAGCAGCTCGCCGACGCGCAAGCGAAGCCTGTTCAGCAGGAGCCCCCGTACTGGGAGTGCAACGGTCCCAAAGAGACCCGCCACCCCAACTGCCGGGACGAGGACGCCGAAGCCGATCAGGCCGGCAAGCTGAAGCAGGCTGAAACGGCGAACGCCGCTCTCCAGAAGAAGGTCAAGGACTATGAAACGCAGCTGGCTCACCGGCCTGCGAAGGGCGGCAGTTTTGCTCTGTCTCCCGCTGACGCTCGCAGCCTGCAAAACATTCGGTGACGCGACGCCCCAGGAGCAGATGGACATCCAGTCCTGCATGCGCCTGGCGAATGCCGTGGAGCTTCCCCCGATCAAGGCGGGTATGGATGCCCGCATCGTGATCGCGCGCTACCGGGCCGCCCTCGTGGCGGCAAACGCCAACATTCACGACACCAAGGCCTGCATGGCCCTGCTCGACCGGGCAGAACAGGACGGTAAATTCTAATGGCTCTTTCCGACGTTACTCTGGACGCTGTCCTGAGCCTCGCCGGCCCCCTCATCGCCGCCACCGGCCTCATCTCCGGCGTCTGGTACCGGATGGAGACGAAGGTGGAGAGCGTCCGCCGCGATGCCGCCGACTCGGTCCACGCGGTCGAGAAGGAACTGTCCAACTTCAAGATGAAGGTCGTCGAGGAGTACGCCTCCTGGGACACCGTGCGCTCGATCGAGACCCGTCTGACCGAGCGGATGGACGGACTGTCGAATCAGGTCATGGCCATGCCGGACGCGGTGGTCGACCGCATCACGAAGTTCCTCAATCTGAAATCGACCTGATAAGCCCTGTGCGGGCCGGGACGCCCCGGCCATCTACCGACACCAAACCGCACACGCAGACCCTGAGGCCTCAGGGGCAGCCGGTGAAAGCCCGGCATTAGCGCATGTTACGATATGCGTTGTTGACCTTTTCTCGATCGCTTGAGCCTCGCATGATCAGATCGACCGTGCAGGAGCCGACGCCGGGCCCGTTGCCGTATTCCTTTTGGCAAGCCCGTTCAGCGCGTGTCGCAAGATCAGGCGGGTTCATCGTCGTGAAAATCCCATAGGCAATGCCGAGCACGGCGAGCACACCGCCGAGAACGAAAATCCGTTTATCCAAAGAATCCTCCCCAATGTGGGCGGTTCCAATATCCCGATCGGCCGGAGGTTGCAACCCGACTTTCCGACCAACCGTTTGCATTATCCCGAAGCTCATTTGCATTCAAGCAAAAGTTATGGTAGTCCCTCAGGAAGAAATCCACAGCTCCTGAAGGACCCCATGGCTCCGCCGCAAACGCCATCCGCTGAACGCGCCCGCAGAAAACAGGTCATCGAAGATCTGCTGAAGCAGGGGTATCACCCCCAGGGGCAGCGCGGCGGCATCGCGTCCGCGACGAAGACGGCGGAGCGCCGTGAGAACATCAATTATCCGAACTGGGTCCGCGCCGAAGAGGCGCTGAAGCGCAAGCGCAAAGAGAACTACGCGATCGACTGGTCGCTGTACGTTCCGCCGACACCCAAGGCTACCGTCACCTCTGGTGGCGAAGAACTGTCCGCCGAAGAAGTCGACCCGTTGATCCGGGCGAAGACGCTCTCGGCCGAGGTTACCGAACTCATCACCCGATCGAAATACCCGGTCATCAATCCGGAAGCCGTCATCGTCGACACGCCAATGCTGCGGAGCTGGTCTGCCAAGCACCACCGCTACGTGGAGAAGGAAGGCAAGCCCCGGACCTGGATGGTCGAGACCCTGCGCGTCGCGCCGTACCGCGACCCCCGCGGCAAGAACTTCATCTTCACGGGCGCGCAGAACGATGCGCTCCTGCACGAGGAGTTCTGGGTCAACCTGAAAGCCTATGCTGCCTACATCGACGCCGAGATCATCGTTGGTCCTTGGACCTACGAAACTCAGTGGTGGTCCGAGAACGACCCACAGGCGCGCGAGTATGCCCCCGAGCTGGCTGAGCACCTGTGCTTCGGCCAGATGAAGATCGGCAGCAACTTCGTGTTCTGCGGCGAGATGAACACGCTGCCGACCGCGTCGCAGCCGATCTCCGACCTGGTCACGTACAGCCGGGGCCGCTGGGCCGTGTTTCCGCACGCCAAGCGCCAGCTGAAGAGCGTCCCGTCGAATGACCCCAACGTCCAGGCCCATCAGGTCATGACGTCGGGCGCCTGCACGCGGCCGAAGATCATCCCGCGCAAGGCGGGCGTGAAGTCGCTGTTCCACCAGGTGGTGGGCGCGACCGTCGTGCAGTTCGACGAGGACGGAGACGTCTTCTGCCGGCAGATCACGGCTGACGACGACACCGGGGCGTTCTACGACCTCGACGCCTACGTGGCGAACGCAGAGGTGACCACGGGCCATCGGGCTCGTGCGGTCACGCTGCCGGATCTGCACGTCCGCAAGATGGATCAGGCGAACTGCATGGCCATCTTCGGGTGGGACATGCGGGGCGGCCGGTCGCAGTATCGAAACAGCATGATCGACGTTCTCGATCCCGAGAACCTCATCGGCCACGACATCTTCGACAACGAAGCGCGGAATCACCACCACGTCCACGACAACGCCTACAGCTACGAGATGGCCATCCGAGGCCGTGACAGCGTGGAGGAGGAGGTCGACCAGTGCGGTCGATTCCTGCTGACGGCGGTCGGCCTGAGCGACCTGATGCCGATGGTCACGGTTGGCGACCGGACCTTCGTCGTTGCGGAAGGCAACCACGACATCGCTCTGGAGAAGTACGCCCGAGAAGGCCGGTACCGAAACGACGGCAAGAACGTCCGCTTCGGCATGCAGCTCGAAGACGCCTACCTGGACTATGTCGAGCGGCGCTCCATCGCCATCGACAATGACCAGCCGGTGCCGCGGTTCTCAACGTTGGAGCACGCCATCCGCCTGAAGTATCCGCAGCTCGGCGAGCGGGTGGTCTGGTGCCATGACGGCTACAGCCATCTGATCGACGGCATCGAGGTCGGCAACCACGGCTTCCGCGGCGCGAACGGCGCCAAGGGTACGGTGGCAGGCTTTGCGCGGGCAGGGCGCAAGATGTCGATCGGCGACAAGCACAGCCCCGAGATCATGGAGGGCGTGTACGTGGCCGGCGTCATCAACCTGCGCCATGGCTACAACAAGGGCCTGTCGGGTTGGGCGGTCACCGTGATCATCCAGTACCCGGACGGCAAGCGCTCGCTGCTGACGTTGCAGAAGGGCAAGTGGCGGCCGGGGCGTCGGGTCGTGCGCGTGCCTGCGCCGTCTCTCGCTGCCTGATCGTTTGCATGAATGCAAAAGGAGGAACTATGAAGCCGCTCGTCTACCTGGCGGGCCCGATCTCCGGGCTCGACTTCGATGGAGCTACCGACTGGCGCCAGACAGCGAAGGAGCTGCTGCGCCAGTTCGGGATCAAGACGCTGAACCCGCTGCGGAGCCAGGAGCATCTGCGGAAGGTCGGCACCTTCACGAACGCCGCCGCTGAGACGGCGCGGCTCGAGTCTCCGATGTCGATGCCCAAGGGCCTCACGACGCGGGACCGCTGGGATGCCATGCGCTGCGACGTGCTGCTGGTGAACCTGCTCGGCGCGAAGACCGTATCGATCGGCACCGTGATGGAGATCGCCTGGGCCGACTCGCTGCGCAAACCCATCGTCGCAGCGATCGAGCCGGACGGCTCCAATCCGCACGAGCACGCGATGCTCAACGACTGCATCGGCTTCCGCGTCCCGTCGCTCTGGGACGCAGCAGACGTCACTCGGCAGCTGCTTGCCTGCTGATTTGCTTGAATTGAAACGAGGAGAAGACAAATGACGGTAGTGGTAGGACTCTCAGGCTTCGCGCAGTCGGGCAAGACCACGGCGGCGCTGTACCTGGAGCAGAAGTACGGCATCCGCCGCAAGCACATCGCCGAGCCGCTGCGGGCGATGCTCGCCGTGCTGTTGCAGGCGAACGGCATGTCGTCGGACGAGATCACGGAATACCTGGAGGGCGCCAAGAAGGAGCAGGTCATCCCGTGCCTGGGCGTCACCTCGCGCTACGCGCAGATCACGATCGGCACCGAGTGGGGCCGCGAGATGATCAACCAGAACCTCTGGGCCAACACCTGGGCTGCCGGCGTCAAGGATGGCGAGTCCGTGATGAACGACTCCGTGCGCTTCCCGAATGAGGCCGCGGCGATCCGCCAGCTCGGCGGCTTCGTGATCATGATCAAGCGTCCGGGGACCAAGCCGGCGAAGTTCAAGAACAAGCTGGGCGAGTTCCTCTACAGCAAGTTCGGCATCATGTGGGGCGTGCATCCCAGCGAGCGCATCGACCTGATCAAGCCTGACTTCATCATCCACAACGATGCGGACGTGGAGACGATGTACCGCGACCTCGATGCGGCCATGGCCAAGTATTTCGAGAAGACGCAGCTGATCAGCTTCAAGCACTCGCGGCAGGCCATCGCGGCTGCGCACGGCCTCGCACTCGCCACCGGGTTCAGCCGCTAATGGCTGGGCTCGGGCTCAAATGGAAGCATGACGACAGGCCGCAGCGGCATGGATGGGCTCCAGGTGAGTACGTCCATAGCCGTTGCGTCGGTCAGTTGTGCCGGGAGCTGGAGGATTCCAGCTTCATCGGCGCCAAGCGGGCGATCATCTGCGCCGACTGTGCGTACGCGATGCCTGACGAGTTGCCGAAGCCGGTGAAGGAGAAGCTCGACCGCAAGGGCCTGCTCTTGGCGCTGAAAAGCGCGCTCATGGACATGGACTCGATGATCTACCAGCCCAACGATGAGCCGTGGACCATCTACAGGTCTCACACCGCGAAGTACACGGCCAAGCGGCGTGAGGCGGCGGTGCTCATCCAAGAGCTGATAGACGAATAAGGCAACGGCCCCTCGCGGGGCCTTCGTCGTTAGTGGCGGTAGGTCGAACCGCTGCCGTGCTGCGCGCCGGGGACGTTGAACGGGACGCTGTACCGCAGGTGCGGGTGCCCCAGCTCCTCAGCCACGATGCGCACGGCCTTTCCGGCCGTTGCCAGCTCACCGTCAGTGAGGATGCCGAAGTGGTCACGGATCACCTTCTGCAACACGGCGAGGGCCGGGATTTCCTCTTCTGCGGCGATGTTGATCAGGTTGCGGGAGCGGACTTGGCGGAAGACGACAAGGAAAGCTTGAAGGGTAACAGACATAAGAACCTCTTTGGGTGAGGCATCCGGACGGAGCATTCACGCCCCGTCCGTGCCAATACCCTAAGTGAGCTATATGGAAGCCCCTCGAAAGAGATTTTCGAGATTTATTTTGGCCTGACCCACCACCGTTTGGTCATGCCGATCACGGAGGACTCCAGCTCGCCCAGCGCCTTGGCGTCAGTAGTCCCCGCTGTCGAGATAGACGATCTGTTCTTTGTCGTGGGGTGCGGATCGCACGACCTGGATTCCGTTCGTGCTGATCTTCCGCTCGGTCAGGTCGAACTTGACCATTGCCAGCGCGCGGGCTTCGGACTCCGCGATGACGATCGACTTCCCGCCCAGCCACATGCCGTCGAAGGTGATCTCGTAGACATTCATTGGCGCGACTCTCGCGGCAGCCGGGCGGCGCTCGCCAGCGTCTGGATCCACGCCGGGATCGAGGAGTCCTTGGTCAGGGCGTGGATGAACAGATCGTGGTTATGGATGTCAGCCTTCGGGATCACGGCGTAGCCGTGTGTCTCCAGGATCTTGATCACGTCGCAGAGGGGATACCCGTAGACAGTTTTTCGGTGCTCGCCGTTTCTCATAGCTTTACGATGTCTCCGTTGCATTTGATGGTGAGCCACTCGTAGGGCTCCGCGAAGTAGGGATGGTCGTAGTAGAGCTTGCCGCACACGTTGCAGACGACATCACCGCCCGCGCGGTACATGTCGCCGGCCTCGATGCGCGCGAGCTGCTCGGCGGTCGGAACCGGTCGAGGTCGAAAGGGCATTCAGGCCTCCAGGTTCTTGACCAGCTCCCGCACGTCGACGGGGGCCTTCTTCGTGCGAACAGGGCCATCGCCGCGGTCGCCGGCAGCGCGCCGCCGCTCGACTTCGTCCATCGCCTTGTTGATCTCGGCGCACAGCTCCTCCTTGGTGGAGGGCTTGTCGCCGGGGGTGATCTTGAAGTTGCGCACCTTGCGGGTCGGATCGTTGAAGAGCCGATTCATCAGTCGCTGTTGCTCCGGCCCCATCAGCGGAACTCCACTGACGGGTGCTTGTGGCCCTCGGTGCAGATGGTGTCGCCGTTCGGACGCTTCTCCATCATGTTGCCGGGCTCCCCGCAGGTCGGGCAGAACCCGAGTCCGAGTCGCTTCTCTCGCTCGGCGAACCACGTCTTGATCTTGTGGTCGAGCTTCGGAGCCGTGGCATGCAGGCGAGAGAGACCGGTACCGATGCCATCCTCCGGCACCACGACCGTCTTACCCTCATCGAGCACCTTCTGGACGACATGCAGATCCTGCAAGACGAGGATCTGGCACTGGATGCTGTCGTCGAAGAAAGCCCCAGGAGCCATGCTGGGCTTCCATTTGGTGACGACGCCGATCGCGTTGGGCTCGCCGCGCATCTGCGCTGCCTGCCCGCCGTAGCCCCGGCGTTCGACGTTGTCGCCGAAGACGTAGAACCTGTCCGGGTTCGCCTTCAGATCTTTGCGGTCGATCCACTTCTGTCTGATGATGGGCATCAGCAACCTGCCTCCGAGCACTCGCGGGCGATTTCAGCGGCGACGGCATCGAAGTCGATGTCGAGCGAACCGCTGACGGTGATGTTGACCTCCGGCTCGATCTCGCCGGGGACGATGATTGGCTCCTTGCGGAGCATGCTGACGACCAACGGCCAGCTCGGCGCGTCCTTCGAGCGGATCGGAGCCGGCACGACCTCGCGCCAGGTGGGCCAGTGCAGCCAATTCGTCTTCGACGACGGCTCCAGCAGGCCTGCCCAATCCGGGATCTCTTCCGGCCGCAGCAGCCCAGGTGGCGTGACGAAGTAGAACTGGTCGGAGAACAGCCGCGCGCCGCGCTGCTTGAGCGGCTGCTTCACGTCCTTCTGGAAGTCGGAGCGCGAGACCTTGATCTCGTAGCTCGTGGCAGGACAGCCCTTCGTGGCTGCGGCTTCGATGACCCACAGGTCGATCGAGCGGTCTGCACCGCCCGCGTACCCGCACCCGATCCGCAGTTCCTGGCGCGCGACGGCGCCAGGCTTGTGTCTGCGGAGGAGTCCATCCCGAAGCATTTCGGTTGTGAACTTCACTGCGGGCTCCTTATGACGGTGAGACCCAGGCGCGGATGCGGCTGCGGGAATAGACCGCCTCGCGCACTCGACCGCCGTGGTTGCCGCTGATGACGATTGGGTCACCCTTGGCAGTGAATCCGGAGACGACTCCGACGTGTCCGCCGCCGCGGCGGCCCATGGTCACGACTGCTCCAACCTGCGGGGCGATGCGCTGGTGCTTCTCCCAGGAGAGGGCGCGGTCATCGACGTCTTGGGCGCCCGTGACCTTGCGGAGGAACGCCGAGCACCAGAGGGTGCTGCGAACGCCCACCTGGTGAGCGGTCTCGCCGACGAACTGGCGGGCGCGGTCGACGACGCCGACCCCTGCGCTGATGCCGCTCTGAAGGTCGCCGAAGAACGAGTGCTCCTGGGGAGCTGTGACGTTGATCTTGGCCACGCGAGCGTGGTGGTGATGGTGGTGATGATGCCTTGGACGTGCTTCAGCGGCCGAAAAAGACAAAGCGATGATCGCGGCGCCGACGAGCGCCGTGCTCAGGGTTTTCATTTTTGGTAGCTCCGTTTGAGGTAAATCAGACCGCCGAGTTGCGGGCAGCGATCCGTTGGCGGTCGGCTTCGACCGCGGCGTAGGTGGGCAGGCGGGTCCATTCGTCACCACGTTCGATGGCGAAGGCCTCCTGCACACGGCTGATGAAGAAGCGCGCAGCCTCCTCACCCATGTCTGCGAGGACGTTGCCCCCGCAGACCATTCGGAATTTGATGACGGGCTGCTCGCCCTCGCGTTCGACCTTGGTCGCGGCGAAGCCGATCGGGCCTGCTCTGACGACAGTGATGTTCGTGATCTTGGCGGTGATGTTCTCGGTCATGCTGCGATCTCCTGCTGCGGGTTAAACTTCGAGGTTTCGTTGCCCCAGGAGTCCCAGCCGGGACGCTGCTCGCGGCTGAAGATGTCGGCCTTCGGATAAGGGCCAGCCATCTTCTCGGCCTCGACGTAGCCCTCGTCGGGCTTGCGCGAGTGCTCGCGGCGCGGGGAGAGGATTGCAGAGCGGATGTTGCGCGCGTGGATCTTCGGCTTGCCGACCTTCCCGATCAGGAAGGGTTCATGGCAGTTGCGGAGCGCGTAGCCGGTACCGAAGGTCGGCTTGCTGCCGTCCTTCACCATCTTCACCCAGACACCCATGGTGACGAAGGAGACGCCCCACTTGTCGAAGCAGGCGCGTGCCTGGTCGTACATCGGCGCGGTGGCGTAGAGCCAAACCCACATGCCGTCGCGATGCGCGAGATCAGCGATCGGCATCGCGTAGATGTCGTCGATGGTCATCGTGTCGTAGTGCTGCTCGGCGGACTTGCCTTTGCCCTTGGCCGAGTAGGTCTTGAACGCCCACGGCGGATCGATCTTGGCGAGGCCGTAGTGTCTGCGCTTCAGTGGGTGGAGTGCGAAGTTGTCGTTCATCTGCTCACATTTGCATTCAAGCAAACGACAGGACACACGTATCCCGTCGTCGCGGAGGGTTAGGAGGAGAAGCTGGCTTCCAGTTTGGCGAAGGTCGCGTTGATCCGATCGATGCGGGCAACGTTGCAGTCGTAGCACCACGGACCCCAATGAGTTTTGCGGCACGATGCCTTGCATCCGGCACAGCTCACCAGCTTTCCGGTCTTGTAGTTCTCGCGATCACGCCACGGGTCGATCGGGCGCTCCTTCTTTGCCTTCAGGTTCTTGTCGGATGGAAACATGTTCAGCGCGGCCTCACTTTGATCTCGTCGTACTTGGCGATGCCGGCGGCGGTGATGCGCCACTGCTTGCCGTAGCTCGGGTGCTGCTCCTTCTCGAAGTAGCCGAGGCCGGCGAGCTTCTCGGTAGTCTTGGGGTGGAAGAGGCCCCATCCGCCAGGGCGGGTAGCGGCATCTCGCAGTGCGTCCATCTCTCGCTTGTTCATCGCGGGGTCACCGTCATCTCGATCTCGCGGCCCACGTAGAAGGCGCGCTTGTTCCGGTCGGTCATCGGAACGTTCACAAGGATGCTCATGCAGGGCTGCCAATCAGCGGCCCCGACCGCCTTGCCCTGAGCTGTGACGGCCAGCTTGTCGCCCCTGTCGCTTACTTCGAGTACGTGTGCATTGATCTTCAAAACGGTATTCTCCGGGTCCGATGGGTATGGGCTTGGTCTTCTCGAAGCAGGTCATGTCGATGCCCTGCCTCTCAGCTTCGTCGTAGAGCGACGGCGAGATGAAGATCGGCGTCACGTCTTCTCCGCCTTGCGGGCGTGGTCGACGCCAGCGAGGAAAGCGTCCATCACAGCCCAGCCGTGCCAGAGCGGAGCAGGGCCGTTCCAGGCATCAGCACGAGGCTTGAGCGAACGACGGAACTCGTCTCCTGCCAGCAGGTCTTCGATGGGTCTGTCCTTAACTTCCATTCTTCGCTCGCCACTCTTTCGCTTCAGCGGTCAGCCGCTTGTCGATGATCTCGTCGTCGTTCTTCGCCATGATCGCCTGAACGAGCACGCCGTCTGGCAGGGTGGACTGGCACGGCTGCTTCTTGTCGGGACGCTTGCAGGAGGGTTGCGTCAGCTTCTCCCGCACCACGAACATCTCGCGGTCAGGTCCGAAGCGCTCGACCAGACCATCCTTGTTGAGGCGGCCCTCGCGATCACACTTCGAACATTTCACGCGGACATAAGGCAGCGGCCACTCGCCGAGCTTCATGCTGCCTCCTCGGGTTCGATCAGTTCCCAGGCAACGCCGGCTTCGTCGTAGATGCGGGCGGCATCGGCGACAGACTGAGCCCAGCGCTCCTTCAGATGGTCGGGGAGCTGCGGCGCAACGGCACGCTTGATGCCGGACTGCGTGACCAGCAGGGAGCAGTTTTTGCAGGTGATGAACGGCCAGGTGTAGAGGGTGTAGCCGTGCAGAGGCTCGCGCGCCGTGAGGATGGCGTTGATCTCGCCATGGACGA